AGAAAAACACAGGAGGCCCTAGATGGCAGTTACTAGAATATCAACAGAATCTCTTGAGGATTTACTAAAAGGAAAAGTTAAAGAAGATGCAACGTGCGTGCTTAAGTTTTACTCAAATGAGTGTCACCTCTGTCACGCTCTGCAAGATTATTTCGTTGCAATTTCAGACATAGAAAAATACAATGATCTACACTTCTTTGCCTACAATATAGATGATAATCCAAAAATAGAAAAGCAACTCGGATTTAAAGGAGTGCCTACAATATTTGTGATACACTCTAATATTGGAAACCGACCCGCAACATTGAGGCTGCTCCCAGAGCCGGAGAAGCCAAATGATACAACGTGGTACAAGGTTAACGATATTAAAGACTTTATTGACAAGGAGGCATTGTGAGACAAGCGCTATCATATGATGACGTACTGTTATCTCCAACGTATTCTGATATCCGAAGCAGGAGCGAGATTTCGATTGAAACCGATCTTGGTAAAGGACTTAAGCTACGGTTACCTGTTATTGCATCCCCGATGGACACGATATCGGAAGCAGCTATGGCTATAGAGATTGGCTATCTTGGCGGTACCGCCGTAATTCATCGATACAATACCATTGAGATGCAAGCCAGAAATGTTAACATGGCTAAAGATATTGGTAAAGAAAAATATAAAAATGAGATAAATGTTGGCGCCGCAATTGGGGTTAGTGGAGACTTTCTGAAAAGAGCCAAAGCTTGCATTGATGCAGGTGCAACCTTCTTGTGCGTTGACGTCGCCCACGGACACCACGTATTAGTACAAGAAGCTATTGTAGCACTTAGGAACCTGTTTGGTGAAAATTTGCATATCATGGCTGGGAACGTTGCAACCCTTGAGGGTATCAACGCGTTATCTGACTGGGGAGCAGACAGTGTTCGATGTAACATTGGAGGTGGCTCTATATGTTCAACGAGAGTTCAGACCGGTCATGGCATGCCAGGGTTGCAAACGATTATTGACTGCGCCAAGACAGATAGGCAGGTAACCATCATTGCAGACGGAGGTATTAGAAACTCCGGAGATATTGTTAAAGCTTTAGGCGCCGGCGCAGATGCAGTCATGTGTGGATCACTTTTGTCTGGAACAGATGAGGCGCCCGGAAAGGTTTTTGAAGAATCAGACGGCACTAGATGGAAAACATATCGAGGCATGGCTTCCAAGGAGGCACAGGTTAATTGGCGAGGTAAGTATTCTTCTTTCGAAGGTGTCTCTGCCCGTGTGCCATACCGCGGTCCGGTTAAAAGCATCTTGTTTGATCTTGAAAAAGGTATTCGCTCAGGCTTATCCTACAGTGGCGCCCGCAGTATTTCAGAGTTTCAAGCAAAGGCTGACTTTGTGATTCAAACGTCGGCTGGAATCGGAGAAAGCAAGACACACATTGTCGGGAGGAAATGGTGACAGAACTAGAAGCGAATGAGTCGTACGGAAAGAACAACAAAAGAATTGTATTCACGGAGTCTGATCATAGGCATGCCAAATTAATTTTAAAATTAAAAGGCGATGGGCTGACGCAGGCTAAGTTTTTCAGGAGTGTTATTACTGGCTATCTAGGCGGTGATGACAGGATCAGAGAATTTGTCTTTGAACACAGCGGGTTTTCTCAGAATAAGAAGAATAAGATTGAAAAATTAAAAATTAAAGGTGAAAAGATGACAAATGACCTTGGATTAAACGAAGACCAAATTGATGATTTGTTTGATGTCATCTCCATGGAGTTTCCAGATTTATGATAAAAGATGGTTTACTGCCATGTAGCAGAAAATGTTTAAAAAATAAAAAGAATTGCGCTGTAAACGATTGCCGTCACTATATTGACTTTAAAGAAGAATACAACTGTACACTGATTGCTGTTTATGAAAATGGCGCAATGACGTTGAGAGAAATAGGAGATAGACTTGGTATATCTTTTGCGAGAGTAAAACAAATTGAGTCTCAAGCACTTAAAAAAATTAAGAACTCTAGCTTAAATTCTTTTTTAAACTAGCATAATCAAAAAATACATACTATTTACACTAGGAATTTTATTCAATAAGGAGAATTTTAAATGTCCCGTAAAACTTTATTAACTGAAGCTGAAGTAAGACAGTTTCTTAAACTTGCTAACCTTGGCTCTATCGGAGACGCTAGAATTCAAGAGATGGGTGGCTACGGCATGCCCGGTGGTCGCGATGAAGAAGAAGAGCCTGTAGAAATGCAGGAAGAAGAAGAAATGGAAATGGATGTCGAAATGGCCCCCGGAGATGACATGGGTGGCGATGAAATGGATATGGAAATGGGCGCCGAAGACGGCGAAGACATGGACATGGACATGGGCGATGATGAGATGGGCATGGACGCCGGCGGTGGTACCGTTGATGTTGAAGACTTCATGGCTGCTCTTGAGACAGCCCTTGAGGATGTTCTTGGTGAGCCGGTCTCGACTGAGATGGACGACGAAGAAGACGACATGGATGCTGATTTGGGAGACGAAGAAGCTGAAATGGGCGACATGGGTGCCGAGATGGGTGACGAAATGGAAATGGGTCCTGAAGAGGAGCCTATGATGGAAGAAGACGTCATTAACGAAGTTGCCAAGCGCGTAGCTGCTCGATTGAGCAAGGCTAAGAGCAAGGATACCATGGTCGACCAACTCGCTGAAAGAATCATGAAAAGGTTAACCAAGTAGGTTGACAAATTAAAACACTTGTGTTATTATAACCACCACACTGTTGGTGGTTATTTTTTTGGGGTTATAGTGGAAGATTGGTTGCTACATATTTTAGTATTTGTTTTTGGTTATACCACTTGTAGAACGTTTTATTTTTTAAGAGCGAATAGACTAAGCCTCTCTCTTATCAAGCTTTCCCACATGGTCTATCTTTCATGTGTTATAAAAGCCATTGAGGTTCTCGTGAATGCAAGAGAAGCTGCAAGAAAAGAATACATCGATTCGGATGCCGACAAGAATTCTCTGATTAGCCTTGAAAATAGGGTAGATAGTGAAATTAAAATACTAAAAGACAATTCTATAGCATACTTATTACAGGTTCATCCTAGATTCTATAGAGAAGCATTGAAGTTTGACAACTGGCAATCCTCAATGGTATATCTCAAGGAAAATAAGGATGCCGTTTTTAAATTTTGGAATAAATAAAATGTTGAAAAAGATCAAAGACCTTCTTAACGAGGCAACTTCTACTGCGAAGGGTGAGAAAAAAGACAAAGTCCTGAAAATTGATGAGGAAACGATGCAAGAGGTCATGGAAATAATGGCCGCACAGCAAGCAGAGCCAGACATGAGAACAATCGGGCTTTTTACCGATGTGGCAGATGATAAGATCGCTGAGTTGGCACACGCTATGCTATACCTACAAGAGCTTAATAGGCTTGATCCCACTGGCAAGAATCAAAAGCCGATAGAATTTTATATTTCCACCTATGGTGGTTCGGCAGACGACATGTTCGCCCTTTATGATATTATGCGCCAAATAAAAAAGACAACTGAAATTCACACCATTGGCATGGGTAAGGTGATGTCGGCAGGTGTTTTGCTCTTAGCGGCTGGCACCAAAGGACACAGAAAGATTGGTAAAAACTGCAGAGTGATGATCCACTCAGTTATTGGCGGCAACCATGGACCCCTTCACAATCTTATGAATGAGATGGAGGCAATTGAGCAGATCCAAAAAATGTATAGTGGTGCGTTAATAACTGAAACCAACATGAGCAAATCAGATCTAAAGGACCTACTTGAACGAAAAGTAAACGTCTACCTAACAGCAGAAGAAGCAGTCGAATTAGGAATCGCTGACATAATTATTTAAAGGAAAAGAGATGAATAAATATTTACGAGAAAAATTTATAGATGTTAGAGAGTCGGACGCAAAGCCCACTCAATTACAAATGTTAACAGAGATGATCGAGGATATCATGTCCCTCTCTATACCTGTAATCACCGAAGAGAGTGCACCGGCACCCAAGGTTAGAACGTACAATATCTCAGAGATTCCAATGATTCCAATTTCAGAATTAGGCTGGGCGAATGCAGATGATGA